TGACTCTGTGTCTTTGTTGTTTGGCGATTGTCATCTACCGGATGTTGTGACTGAGGACGAAGTGTCGCAGGTAGCGCTGCGTACTTTTGCGATGGATGTTAATCTTGGCGCCTTGATGATGGACGCAGCGACACGAGGGGCGATTGGGTCAATTGCTGTTCTGTTCGAGATCTATCAAGGTGTGCCGCGGTTGCGTGTGCTGGATACGCCTTGTTTGACGCCCGTATGGGATGATGTCAGCGGGGAGCTGATTTCGGTTACCGAACAATTTAGCGTTTTGGGATCGGCGCTTGCTGCGAGGGGGATGGACATTGTTGCGAGTGATGCGACACGACGGTTTGTGTGGACGCGGCGTTGGACGAGGAGTGCGTGTGAAATATATGTGCCGCGGCCTGAGGATGAGTCGGGTGGAGCTGTTTTAGACCAGTCTCGTTCTCAACGTCATGAACTGGGTTTTGTGCCGATTGTGTGGATACGCAATTTAACGGCTGTCGCGGGACCGGATCAGATTGACGGCGACTGCACGTTCGAGCGTGCGATTGATACTGTGATTGAAGCTGATTATCTTCTTTCACAAGCGGGGCGCGGACTAAAATATAGTTCTGATCCGACGCTGGTTTTGAAAAGCCCTGGATCTGGTCGGGATCTGGTCGCGCGTGAGGGGGGGGCCGCTTCGGCATTGACCCTTCCTCCCGAAGGAGATGCGAAGCTTCTCGAAATCAATGGTAATTCTGCGAATGCGGTGTTGATGCATTATCGAGAGTTGCGCGCTCTGGTTCTAGAGCAGTTGCATGGGAATCGTTCACATACGGAGTTGATGTCTCGGCAGACGTCGGGGCGTGCGTTGGAGATGATGAATCAGCCTTTGATCTGGCTTGCGGAGCGTTTGCGGCACTCTTATGGGGCTGGAGGTATGTTACCAATTTTTCGAATGTTTTGTCTGTTTTCTGAAAAACTGGAGCGTGGTGTTTGTCTTTCGACGGGTTGGATCAAGTCTGTTCAGCCGGGCAATATGGCGTTGCGCTGGCCACCCTGGTTTCAGGTGGATAGTGATGAGTTGCAGACATTGGCGCAATCTTTGCAGACGGCCCTTGCGGCTGGTCTTGTTGAAGCAGGTGAGGCTGCGAATGTGTATCGTGGAGCAGTGGAGATGGCGGGACATCGTTTTTGATGTCTCGTTACCATGCTGTGAGTCTATTTTCTGAATTTATGAGGTTTGATCTCTGATATGTCAGAGGATAGTGTTGTTGAGGGTGTGAGTTCTCCGGGCAATGTGACTGGAGACGAGATCGATGTTCTTAAACAGGAACTTCAGAATCTTTCCGATGCTTATGAAGCGTCGAGGAATGAATTGATTGTAGCGAAATCTGATTATGATCAGTTGAATCGCCATGTGACGAAGGTGCAGGTTCTTTCAAATTTGAAGGTTCAGGCCGCGGAGATGGGGGCAATTGATCCTCATGATATTGAGAAATTTATTTATTTTTCTGATGAAATGAATGTTGAGAGTGTGCACGAAATCCAGTTTTTGGAGCAGTTGGAAGCACTTCGAACAAGTAAGCCTTATCTTTTTGGAGCACATCGAACGGTGGAAAAGCCGGATGTTCTGAGTGGGGTTTCGCCGCGGCCTGAAGATGTTCTGACGGAAACAGACGTTCGATATGTAAAATCAGAAGATTATATTGAGAAGAAGCGACGCTTTCTGGCGTCCTGATTTTATTCGAGTTATTTAAATTTAGGGTTTATATATGTCTATTGATAACTTCCCTGTTCAGCTTCAGGCCGCCATTCAGCAGGGTTTTCTTGCGCGTGAATTTCAGAATGGTCTGCAGTCCCGACTTGGATTTCGGCAGGTTGCGGATCGGGAAATCTTTCCCAATGCCATTGGTGAGACGCTCACCAAGACCCGGAAAAGCCTTAAGTCACCGGTGACTATCCCTCTTGTTCCGGCGAATAATGTCAATTTTGATAATGGGTTGACACCTAGTTCGTGGTCGGTTGAGCAATATACGCTTTCGATTAATCAGTATGGTGACACGATTGATCTGAATATGGTGACGTCGGGTGTGGGGATTGCATCGCAGTTTCTGGCGAATGCCTATACCAACGGTATTCAGGCGATGCAGTCACTGGATCGCCTGGCACGTAACACGTTGCTGGGTGGAGCGCCTGGTGGTGTTGGCGGGTATCTGGGTGGTAACACGCGCGTTGTAACGGCATTGGATACGGCGAGCAGCACTGTTTCGGTTGATGATATCCGGGGGTTTCAGAATATCATCAATGCATCTGGTCAGGTGGTTGGTGTTACGGGTACGCAGGGCATGACGGTGACGGTTGGTGCCGGTGTCTATACGCTTGTGGGTGTGGCGCAGGATGCGACGAATATTTCGACAGCGCCTGGTGGTATTTCGGGTTCGCTGACGTTTGGTCAGAGTGTGAGTGTCTCTGATGGTTCGGCGGGTTCGGCGGTTGTGGCTTCGACGGCACCGCTGGTGCTGCGTGCGAACAATCGTGCGACCACTGCTGCGTTGCAGGCGGGTAGCGCAGCGGGTATTGGCGACACGCTTGGGATTCAGACGGTGCTGGCGGGTGTTGCAGCGCTGCGGCGCAACAATGTGCCGACGATTGATGGTGCTTATCACTGTTATCTTGATGATATTCAGTTGCTTGGGCTGTTTCGTGATCCGGACTTCAAGTATCTGTATCGTGGTGCGTATGGCAGCGAGGAATATCGCGGCGGTCAGATTATTGAATTGCTGGGTGTGCGGTTTATTCCGACGACTGAGGCGCCACAGCAGGCGTCGCTGGGGGCGGGTCCTATTCATCGTGCGATGCTGCTGGGGCAGGGGGCGCTGATTGAGGGTGATTGTGCGCTGACAGGTCATTCGGATATTCCTGAGGTTGATCGTGCGCTTGTAGAAATGGTTGATTCTGTGGCGATGGTGACGCGGGCGCCAATTGACCGCCTGAAGCAGATCATTTCGCAGTCCTGGTATTGGATTGGCGGGTTTGCACTGCCGACTGATATGACGGCAGATTCGTCGATTATTCCGACTGCGACGAATTCGTATCTGAAGCGTGGTGTGGTGATTGAGAGCCTTGGCACGGATTCTTATGGAAACATGAGTTGAGTTTGACACGGGTGGAGGGCGTGGGTGCCCTCCTTTCGGGGCGTTGATGGATGAGTAGTACGACATCGGTATCGGACGGTGTTTTTTCGGAGGCCGAGAAAGTTAATATTCGCAGGTTTTGTGGATATTCGGTTGCGGGAAGTGCCAGTTCGAGTGTGTATTTTTTTTCTGTTAATGGTGATCTTGAATGGAAGATGAATAATCTTTCTTCAGATGAGTATATTCAGGCACGTGATATTCTGACGCAGCTTTTGTCTTTGGAGACATCGTTTTGGGGAGCTGCATCTACGATGGATACGGCGAGTGCTGCTGCATGGGTCAGAAATCCGAGTGAGCTTGAGAACAGGCGTGACATGTTGGTGATGGCCCGGCGTTACTTGTGTGATTTTCTTGGCGTGGTGCCTGGGCCGGCGCTTGGAGATCATGCGGCAGTTGTTATTTGACGGTTCGGGAAGCGTGATATGGACAATGGACATTTGCGCGATCTTGTGGCTGCGGGCTTATCGCGGGTTGCGGAGAAAATTGGTTTCTCTGTAACGCAATATCGACCCGAGAATGTTATGAGCCCTATGGGTTCGGTATATGCGCAGACGACGGCATTTTTTGCGGCTGACCCCGAATTGCGGTCCGGAGTTTTGAGTCGTCCGGGGACGCCTTATGTCTATGGTGCTTTTGAAACAACGGACGTGGTTTCGGGAGATATTTTCTCCGCTGAAAATGAAACGTGGTTTGTCTGTACCAATGACTGTCTTGCGTCATGCTTAAGTGTGACGTGCAATCATACGATCTCATTATATAGCAGTGCGACATCGAGCGGGAGTTCGACGCTGCTTGCGAGTGGCTGGCCGGTGGCAATTTTGATGAAATCCCGCGGTGATCACAGTAAGAGTGGAACACCAGGGGCGATTACGCCGGGCGCGTATGTGATGTATGCTCCTGTATTAGGTGAGCTTTCACTGTTGCCGTATATGTCGGTTGAGACCGAAGATGGCCTGATCTACACGATTGATACGGTGGAGGTGTCGCGGTTTGGCTGGCGCGCGTTACTTTCGATGCAGCAGGTATGATTGATGAGCAGTATTGGCACGATATACGATACGTTTGTCTTGCAGTGTACGAAAATTGTTTACCCGAGGGTTGATGGTGTTTCGGTGACTGGTCGGAACACGATTATCAAACGTGGCTGGCTGCTGGCTTCGGATATGCAGGGTCTGTCGTCTGTGCGTAGGGGCACTGACTATATCACGGTTGCTTTGGAAAAAGGACATTATCAGGATTTGCCATCGCCGATCGGACGGCAATGGTGTGCAGGGGTGATGTCTCAACCGACATTCGGGGTTGTGCTCGAGAAGGGCGTTGCGAGCTTCAGTTTGCAAAATGATTCTATTGCCTCGGGCGTTGTGGGTGTCGATGTGGGCAGTGCGCAGAGTGAGCGTGCTATAAAAACGTTTTATGCTTATGAGGCTGTTCCTGGAGATACGGCTGAGAGCATCGCTGCGGCGTTGGGTGCACAAATTCCCGGGGCGATTGTTAACGGCGCGATGCTCTCCGTTTCTGGTGGTACGATTTTTTCAGTGAAATTGAGCGGCAGTTCGACTGTCAGTCAGATTGTTCGTCGGCAGAGACAGCGATTTGTCGTGACGATCTGGACTGATCAGATTGATGTTCGCGATGTTCTTTCCACGACTCTTGATCTTGGTCTTGCGCAGTGTGGGTGGGTTGAGGACACGTCGGGACATTTGATTTTCCTGAATTATGCCGGTTGTACCGATGGTGATGCTATGCAGATGCAATCGGTTTATCGTCGTGATCTTGTTTATGACGTGGATTTTGCCACGACTGAAACTCAGATCTCTCAGCAGATGATCGGGTTTGGTGGGACGATTACGGCTGGTGGATCGAGCCACGGTTATGGTGAAGAATTTGAGTGAGCGCTTTGTAAAGCGTCTTCTGAATATAGGAAGTTTATGGCAAGAGTTTATCAATCGGGGACCTTGAACACGTCGAGTCTGGTTGTTCCCAATCTTTATGTGCAGATTGTGCAACCTCAGGTCCTGACGCTGGCGGGTGTTTCGACAGGGCGTGTCGGGGTTGTTGGAACTGCGGGTTGGGGGCCGACGAATACGCCGGTTGCAGTTGGAACCATATCTGATTATTTGACAAATTTTGGTCCGAAGCAGGGTCTGGCGACGGATGCAGGTGTTGCTGTTAATATCGGAATCTTGCAGGGGGCTGCGGATTTC